GAGCCAGCCAGCACCGCAGGCGTCGCCGCGCGCGCGACATCCAACCGCCACGGCAAACTCGCCGTGTTCGTGTATTCGATCTCGACCACGTTCGGCCGGTTGCCGAGTCCGCTGTTCATGATGCGCACCGACTTCTCGACGCAATTCGAATCAGCAAGATTGCCGATTGGTGTGCCGGGGTAGTCGGGAATCAGCACGCACTTGCCACCGTCTTCGTCGACCCAGCACGATGCATACGTCCGCAGAATCTCCACCCACTGCGGACCCGTCATGCGCTTGTCGAGCGCGAGGTTCATCGTGCGCGCTTTCTTGCCGCCCATCATCGTGTCGTTGAGAGTCGCCAGCGCGGCGACGCTGTCCCAGTCGACTTGCTTGCCCATGCCGACACGGGTGTCGGAGAGAAAGTCGGCAAGGCACAACGCAGGGTTGTCGGAGTAAGCGACAATCGACGAGCGCGGGTCGTACACCTTGCGACCGCGCACAATCGCGGCGAACTTCGGCGCGACTGCAATGTTTGAAGTGACGACGATGCGGATGCCCGAGTACACCACGCCGGGAAGTGGTTGCTGCACCGGGAACGGCAGCGTCCAGTTCGCAGGCAGCGTGTCGGTCGGCGTGCCGAGATGCTTGTCCCAAATAACTTGCGACGGCAACCCCGCGTCGTTGCTCCACACGCTGACGATGTCGTCGACGATCCCGTAGCCCCACGCCGCGAGCATGAACAGATCGCCGTTGAAGGTGGTGATCGCGCCGACCTTCGCGCCGACGTAGCAAGTGCCGTAGATGATCGGCAGCAGCAGGTTGTTGCCGCTCCATTGCCCTTGCAGTTTCGCAAGATCAGTTGCGCCGTGGTTGAGATCGTTCGGGTTGCGGTCGAGCGCGTTGTAATCCCTGACGACGTAACCCTTGGTGCCCTTCTGCCTGCGCATCTCCTTGCGCATGCGCTCGCGCACTTGCTCCGCTGTCAGCGGATCGAAGTTGATGTCGTAACCGGCCGGTGTCGAACCGTGCCGCGTCGGGATCGTGAGCCGGTCAGCCATTACAGTTCAACCATGCTCACGCGCACCGCGAACTTGCACGCGCCCAGCGCCGACACATCGAACGAAGTAATGATGCACGGATACGCCACGCCGTCGGGTTCGTAATGCAGATCGACCGGCGTCGCGCGGTTCACCGAGATGAACGCTTCCAGCAATTCGAATTCCTGCTGCGTCAACATTGGCAGCGAGACTTCGAAGTTGTGCTTGATGTTGGTGTACCACGATTTCGCACGCGCAGTTCCATTGATCGCGCGCGTGATGTCGACACCCATGCGCTTGGTGGTGATGCCCTGCTTCGTATACGGGAACGCAGCCATGCATCACTCCTCGGGAACTTCCAGCGTCCACTGCAAATTCTTGAAGGTGATCAGCGTACCCGCGACCGGCAGATACGGGAAGCCCGTGTCGCGCCGCATGCGGTAGCCGGGGCGCAGCAGCACGCGCGTGTTCTCCAGTGTGCACTTGATCTGCGTCTGCTGGTCGCCAATCTCCACCGACTCGACCACGCCGTCGAACACTTGATACGCGTCGGTGCCTTCGTAGAACACCGACACCCGCACCCGCGAACTGATGAACGATGCTGGCAGCACCAGCGCAGCGAGCGCATCGTTGACACCGCCGAACGAAAGCACCAGCGACTTGACGAAGTCTTCGCCCCATGTCGCGCCCGACAGCGACAAGTTGTACGGCGCGTAAGTGTCGCCGTTCCAGTCGACGGTGCCACGCGTCGAGAAGAAATAGTCGACCGCGTTCGCCGTGATCTGGACGAGGAACCCCGGCTGCGTGATCGGCAGCGACAGTGCGCCGTCGAGATTGACGGGAAGCGGGCGCTTGGAGAAGTCGACCATGTCAACCGCCCGTGATCGCAACTTCGGCCGGTGCGTTCACCGTCACGTTCACGCTGATGCCGTTCGCCGCCGATGCCGCGATCACATTCGCTGCCTCAAGGAACGTCGCGCTCGCGCCTTCGATGCCGGTCACGATCCTGCCGAGTATCGTATCCAGCGCCGTGCGATCCGCTTCTGCCTGCACACGAATGCGTTCTTCGGCCGCGTCGAGCCGCGCATCGGAGCGTGCCTGCAAGTCGTCGATGAACGCCAGCAATTCCGGCCCCATCGCGGCCTGCTCTTCCGGCGACAACAAGTTGTACGCAGCCTGCGTGTCGCGAATGATCCGCTCGGTGAGTGCCACGATGCGCGTCGGGTCTTCTTCCGTTGCCAGCGCGGCTGTGTCCCGCGCGATGCGATCCTGCAAGCGCGTGTACTGCTGATCGTTCGTCAGCCCGCCCGTGATGATCGTTTCGCGCAGCCCGTCCATCATCGCGCCCAGCGCCGCGCGCGCCTGCGCGATGCCGACCAACAGCTTCACCGTCGACTGATAGAAGTCATCGGCCGCAGTGGCGAGTGCTTCCAGACCTTCGACCGTTGTCGGGATTTCATTCGCGAGTTCGAACAACGCCGTGCGCTGCTCGTCCAACGCTTCCATCGCGGTCGCGTTCATCGACTTGAATGCGTCGGCCGCTGCCGTCGCCGGATCGGCCATCGCCTCGACAACTTCGTTCAGCGTGGAGAACGCAGTGGCGAGTTTGAAAACGGTATCGATCTCGACAGTGGTCGCAACCGATGCCGACACCGTGTTCAGGATGCGCGACACACCTTGCGGCAGATCGCTATGCTGCAAAGCGGCGAGCAGCATCCGCTTCGTTTCTTCGGCGACGTTCTTTTCGATTGCGTCTGACGTCGTGCCTGCCTGCTTGTCCTTCGTGCCGTAGATCAGATTGCCCTGCGCGTCGTACACGCCCGACGTGATGCGCGCCTGCGTGGTTCCATGCTCGTCGGTATCAAGGCCGAGTGCAAACCCGATGCCACTGTTCTTGCCGCCAAACGAAGTCAGCAACTTGTCGTAACCTTCCGACGTCGCATCGACGATGCCCTTCACCATGCGATCTTGATCACTCGGCGTGAAGAACCGTTCGCCGCCGCGTTGCGAATAGAACCCGCCACCCTTCGGCCCGCCGCCTGACGACAGGAACGAACCCGCCACTGCGCCAACAACTGCGCCAAGTAGCGCGCCGATGATGTTGCCAATGACCGGCACCACCGTGCCGATGACCGCACCCGCGACGGCACCCGCGACGGCACCCGCCATGATGCCGGTCTGGTTGCGCTGGTTGCCAAGAAACATCTGTGCCACGCCACCAACCGCGACACCCGTCCCGATGGCACCTAGTGCCGCACCCGCCATGCCGCCAGCGCCGCCGCCGCCAGCGTTCTCGGGATACTCGCCGGGACCGTAAGTGCCAGCAGCAGGCTGGAACGCCGCATCGACCTTATTGCCGATTGCTGTCGCCAGCGCATTGATCCAATCGCCGCCGCCGCTACCAGCACCGGGAAATGCGCCCGCCATGTCGGCGCCGAACGATGCAGCCAGTGCAACGGTGATCTTCTTCGCCGCGACCTCGGCCAGCGTCTTGATCGCGTAGTTCTTGAACTGCTGCCACAGATTCTTGAATGCGTCCTTACCGTCGGTGAGGATGGTGGTGAACGCATCAGTCGCCGCCTGCTCGACCGACTTCCACATATTGATGCTGGCCTGAATCGATTCCCGTTGATCGATTGCCGCGCGCATCCGCCTCGCCGCTTCCTCGTACTGCGCGGTGCCCGCCTTGATGCCGACCAACTCAAGCTGGCGCAACTTGATCGCGACCTCGCGCTCGCGATTGGTCATGCGCAGCGTGGTGTTCTCAAACTCCATCTCCTCGACCATCAAACGCCATGAGCGAATCGCGCCCTCGGTCGCATCGCGCGCCCCGTCGATCAATCTCAAAGCTTCATCGAACTCCTTGTTGTGCGCCCTCGCCGCTTCCTCCATGTCCTTCATGGCATTTGCGCCGAACTTGGTCTGCCTTATCAACTCGCTGACACGGTCGTTGTACTTCTCGACCGTCATCTCGCCATGCTCAAATTCAATATTGAGCATTTGCAGGTCAACCCAAAACTTGTCGTTGACCATGTCGGCGGTGTCGTCGAGTTTTTTGTACAGGTCGTCGACCGCCTTCGCGTAGTCGTACGTCGCCTTAGTCGCCTTCTCAATCTCACCGCCTTTGTAATCCAGTTGCTCCTTCGGCTTCGCGCGCAACATGCCAGCGTTGTCGCCTGTGAACCCCATGCGCTCGGTGTTGCGCATGATCTGATCCTGCTGCATCTTGCTCAACAACGCGCGCTTGCGAATCAACTCGTCGAGTTCCTTCTGCATCCCGGGCAACTTGAACTTGTTGCCCTGCTTTACCTGTTCCTCCATGTCCTTCGTCTGCTGAACAATCGCATCACTCAATCCGGTGATGGTCTTGGTCAGGTTGTTCGCGTCGACACCGGCCGCGATAAACGAACCGAAGAAACCGGAACCCATCTTATGCGCGGTATTGAACTGCGTCACCATGTCCAGCAGCGCGGGCACGATGTGACTCAAGATGATGTTGCTCAACTTGGTGCCCTCGACACCCATCCGCCGCCACGCCTGTTCCAGTGCTTCTGCATCCTGCGCCTGCTGACGCGTGACGGTGCCGACGACGTCATGCAACTTCGCCATGTCCTTCAGGATCGGCAAGTTCTTCGCGCCTGCCTTGCCCCAGATGTCGGTCGCGAGCGCGGCCTTGCCAACGCCGTCTTCGTACTTGTCGAGTCCGGTCGCGATCTGCATCAACGCTTCGGCCGGATCGGTTGCGGTGACGCCGAGTGCCTTCAACGCGCGACCGACCTTGCTAGTCTCCGCGTCAGCGCCAGCCATGCCGACCGACAGCTTCGCCATCATGGTCGTCATGTCGTCGACCGACTTGCCGCTGATGGTTGCGATGTTCGCCAGCTTCGACAAGTTCTCCACCGTACTGCCGGTGATGTCGGCCATGTCGTCAAGCGCCGATGCGTTCGACACCGTCTGGTTGAACTTGGCAACCGCAGCATCGACCGAGAGAAACGCAGCAGCAGCGGCACCAGCGCCCTTGATCATTCCGGCGCCGAAGTTCGCCATCGACTTGTTGAGGTTGCCGAGTTGCTGCTCGACCTTCGACATCGCGCCCGTGAACTGCGCGGTGTCAAGAATCATCCGTGCGGTAAGGTCACCGAGTCCGGCCATGACGGCGCTCCTGTCGTTTGCCCAGCCGAATCACTTTGTGATGCAGGCGCGACGATGCCTTCATGAATGCGTTGCTCACCGTCGCTGCTTCGCTGCGCGTGGCAGCGTGCGCAGCATTGCGCTGCGCCTGCTCGTCGCTGAAGAACGGCATGAAGTCCGACAGCTTCGCAGACTTCCCGCCGCCCATCGAACGCGCGACCGTGAACGCGACAATCGCAGCGCGAAAGTCGTCACGGTATTCGCCGAACGGCTCGACACCGTAGAACTGAATCCACTCGGTGAGTTCGGTCGCGGGCATCGTGCGTTCCAACTCGCTCACCGTCATGCCGAGAGCGAGCGCCAGACGAAACAGAAAACGACGTCGCGACGTTAGGCTTTTGGGGGCGTTGTCTCGTCGACCAACAACCCGTTGTGCCGGTTCGCCTGCTCCATCGCTGCCCGCACCATCTGCCACGGCAGCGTCAGCACCGCTTCAATGTCAGCCGGAACATTTGGATCGAACACCGGCACGTTGTTCTCGTCCACCAGCACACGGCAGAATGCGCGCGCGAGGGCAGCGCGATTGTCTTCCTTCGCCCCCAGTTGCACATCCTTCTGCTGGTCGAGAATTTCGCCCACGGTCAGGGTTCGGAAATACACCGGACCCCAACCGTCGATGTCGAACTGCTTCGGCTTCGGCGATGCTGTCGCTAGGATTGCGTCACGAATCGACATCACGGCGTCCCGCCCGCGAACGTCGGTTCACCCGTGATGCGCAGCACCACGCTCGACGACAGCGCAGCGTCAACGCCACCGCTGATCGTCATCTGACGCACGAACGCTTGGAAAATCCAGCTTCCCATGTTGTCGGGAAGAACCAGTTCCCACCACAACGTGATGCCGCCAGCCTTCGCTGTCTGCATCGCGATCTGCGCCGGATCGGTCGGCACATAGTTCATGTCGAAGTTGAACGAGCCGAAGTCCTGCAACCCCGGGACGTACTCCTTCGCTTCGCTGCACAGCGTGGTGATGTCGACTTCGCTGGCCTGACCATCGAAGCCGTTGAAGTTGCGCGCCTCGCATACCGCGAGCAAATCGAGTTGATCGGCAGTGCCGGTGGTGCCCGCCGTCGCGTAACCGCTGGTGTCGAGGTTGACGATGAAGTCGGTGCCAGTCGCCGACACCACGATGGCCGATACGTCCTTGATCTCGGGCATGCCGACGACGTCGCGGAAGATCACGATGTCGCCCGGGTCGAGTACGTTCGCGCCAGTCACTTGCGCCTGCGGCGCCTTGGTGATCGCGCTGATGGTGATCGGCGTGAACACATCACCCGACACATACAGCTTGGTGCCTTGCGACGACACGCCTTGCGATTTGAAGTCAGCCATGATTCTCTCCCGCCTTTCATTGGGATACGGCGAATGAAGTGCGCGCTATATCTCGCGCTCCCACACTTGGAAATCGATGCTCTGGTAGTGCTTGCCGACCAGTGGTTCGAACCCATCCATCCACGCGACGGGCACGTTCCGAAATACAAACCCACGCATCGTAGCCTGAACTTGCGCGACCAACAAGATCGCGTCGGCTACGCTGCGACTGAAGATGTGCAACGAGTAACGGATGCGCGACAACTCACTCTGCCCGCACAGCGTATTGATCGACTCGGTCGACGCGTCGTAGCGGATGCACGGATACACCGGATCGTCGGGCAGCACATCGGGATACACGCGGCCCTCGACCAGCGGCGACAACGCGGTGAACAGTTCGGCGCTGACGCGATTGCTCACGGCGTCACCACTTCCTCGCGCGCCCAGATCGCGAAGTCAAGCGCCTCGCTGTAAATCTTGGTGTCGTCTTCGTACGTCGTCACATCCGACTCTGGCGTGTTCTCGTACGCGAAGCCGCGCATGATCGACTTGATCGACGCCGCGATCTGCGTCGCCTCTTTCCGCGTGCGCGCGAACACATGCACGCGCGTGCGGAACGTGAACAACGTCGACTGCCCGCACAACGTATTGTGGAACTCAGTGCCGACCAACTGGTAGCGCGCGCACGGATACACGGGTTCGTCAGGCAGCAACTGCGGGAACAGGCGCCCACCGACCACTCCGCGCAGCGCAGCCACCAGTGCAGCATCGACAACGTGGCGGATGCTCATACGCCCGCCTTCTCAAGCCGCCGTCGCAGGATGCGTTCCATCGCGTCGAGCGCGGCCTTGCGTTCGCTCGACATGGCAGGAACGATGAACGGGCGTGCTTGCATCTTCGATGTGCCGAGTTCGTGGAACCACCAGTACCACGGGTTCATCCCCGTCTTCTTCGACTTCTTCTTTCCGCGCACGCCAATCTTGTAACTGTACTGCCCGATGCCAGTCTCGCCGATGCGCATGCGCGAGATCGCGATGTTGTCGACCAGCGAACCCAGACTCTGTTTCGTGAACAGACGTTTCGCGTTCACCTTCGCCTGCTTCTGTATCACGCGTGCCGCAGCACTCACCGCAGCAAACGCGATCTTCTTCTGGATGTCGTCGTTCAACGTCTTCAGACGTTTGTTCAACGCTTCCAGTCCTTCGATCCGCCATGTGAGAACTTCGGCCATGATCACGCAATAGTGACGCCGCCGTTCATCGTGTACACATCGCCGCCGCTGGTGAACTGGTTGCCGCTCACCCACTGCTCGGGATCGAAGTCGAACGCCTGCTGCGTCATCGCGACATCAATCCACGCAACGACGCGACCGATGTCGCCTTCCCACGATGGGAACCCGTAGTACCCGCCGCCGCCGCCGACATCGATGTTGCGCGGCCCCGCCGATACCGATGTGAACGCGAACGGCACCGCGCCGAGAAATGTCCACGTTGATTCGTCGCGATCCGGTGACGCGAAGAACGCGCAGTTCCCGTTCGACACCTGCATGCGGAACCAGATCAGTTCGTCGAAGATTCCTGCTGGCATCGCCATCATCACCGGAGTGCCTGCCGTGATGATCCCGCTCACCGCGTCGATCACGCGCAGCTCCAGCGCGCTCGTACTGGCGTTGTACGCAATCGATACGCTCGGTGCGCCGGGGTTCCATGTGACGATGCTGTACCAACCCGTGGCTGGCTGCGCCGCGCCCAGTCGCACCTGACACTCGACCGCGAATTCAGTGGTCGGCTCCCATGTCTTCGGCGATGTGATAGATGCGCCTGCGGTGAACGTCGCGATCTTCGGCAGCGGCGTCGGCGGCGGAACGATCACGCCCAGTCCTTCGCTGTCGACACGCTTCGCCATCATCGACAGCGCCTTCCCACCATGCTCGGGATTCAGCACCGCGACGAGGTTGTAGTCGCCGCCGGTTGGACCCTTCACGCGCGCGACGTCGGTCGCACGCAGACCGTGGTGCGACGGGTAGCGAATTTCGATCTTGGTGTCGACGATGTTCACATACTGCCCGCCGTTGAACAATTCGTTCCCGCGCAGCGGTTCGACACTGGCCCACGATTCGAACAACAGCGAGTATCCCGGCACCCGCTGACCGAGTTCGTCTTGGTCAGTCAGCGGTCGCAGGAACTCGACGCGTTGACGGAGCGCGCCTGCCTTCACACCGCGTACCTCGGTTGCGCCCATGAGTCGAGGAGATACACGGGAAACTTGTCGACCATCTGCACGGCACTGGTGTAGTTGCCGAGTTCGCGCATCTCGTACATCCAACCAGCGGCGAGCAGGATGAACTGCAACAGGTCGGGCGGAAGGTCGTCCATGTCGACGAACCCGCCATCGTGCGCGAGCGAGACCGCAGCAAGGTCGCCGGTCGGCGCCAGTGAATAGCCCCACGCCTGCGGGCCGCTAGGCGCGACGAGTGCGTACTGATCGACCGGGATCGCAACATCTGCTCCATCCTTCACCGTGATGTTCGTCGCGCGACCGCGTCGCATCACGAATCGATACGGGTCGGTGAACACGCCGACACCACCACCGCAACCGCAACCGCTGCCGCTCGACACCAGCAGCGCGCCCTCGTACACCCGCTTGCTCGGCCACACATCGCGGTCGAGGTAGTTCTCTGCGGCCGACACTGCGGCCTTGATGTACTGCGTGCACAGCGCATCTTCGCTGTCGTCGGCGACGCGTTCGTGCTGCTTGAACAGCGGCAGGATTTCCGCCGCCATCGCCATGTCGGGCGTGTACGTCTTCAGGATCATCACGGCGTGCGCCCCTTCTTCGGCGGCACAGGCGGATCACCGCCGCCGGGATTCAACGCGGGGTCTGATTCAGCAGGATTGCTGAATGGCGTCGGCTTCGGATCGCCCGCCATCGACAGCGGCTGGTACTGAATCTGGATCATCGGTTCGTCGCCACCGTCGACCGGCGGCAAGTCTTCCAGCGCGCGCACCTCGTTCACCGTCGCCCAGCCGGATTGCAGCGCATCGCGGTACGCGGTGAACCGCACATCCATCTCCGTGCGCAGCAGCGCGCCCAGATCGAACTCGCTGTACACGTTCGGCTGGAAGCCGAGTGCTTGATTGAATCTGATCTCCAGCGATTCGATGTGGTACTGCAAGCAGTTCGCGTAATACTGCCGCGTCATGTGTTCGCTGTTCCGGTACGTCGAGCGCGACGCGTCACCGATGAGGAACATCGGCACGCGATACACGCGCGCGACGTCGTCGATTGTCCAGCGCAGTTGTTCGATCAACTGCGAGTCGACCGCGTTCAGCGACAGCGGCTTCCACTCCAGCCCCTCGCCCAGCACCGCCGTGCGTCCGACGTTGTTCCCGCTGAATGCTTCTTCCCAATCCTTTTTCAGCCGCGCCGCCAGTTCGTTGCTGATCTTCGCCGGGGCTTGCAGCACACCGCTCGCGCGCGACATGTTGCTGAAGAACGTGCGCTGGTTCTCGCTGATGCTCATGCCCGCGTACGAACTCGACGCCGCAGCGTACAGCGGCGTCACGCCGCACAGCGGATGCGACAGCGTCATCAGCCGGTGGTGAATGATGTCGCGCGCCGGGATCAGCGCCGTGTTCCCGTCGGCGTAACCGTTGATCGCGTCGACGTTGAACGGCGCCGTCGACACGCGGTAGAAGACGTCGCCGTCGGCCGACATGACCGGCGTCACCATCGACGGCGGCAGCACATGCATCTCCACCACCGCACCCGTCGACCGCTCGCGCCGCAGGAACACATACGCGTTGCCCGCGAACAACGTCGACACCAGCAACTGACTGACGAAGTCCATCCGCGTCTGGTACGGGTTCGGCTTGTCCAGCACCGCCTGCATCGGGTGCTTCGGTTGCAGCGTGCGGCCTTTGTTGTTCGGCCGCTGTTTCCACATCAGCCACGGCAGCTTGGCAATGTCGGACGAGATCGCGTTGATGCACGCGTACACGGCAGAGAACGACAGCAGCGTCGAGTCGGGCATGCCGTTCAGATTCCGCTGCCACGATCCCGGCCCGCAGCGGTCGCCCTGCCCGGGCGGGAACGAGGTCGAGGTAGGAAACCCCAGCCAGCCACCGCCCGCAGGCACCACGGCCCCGTGCGGTGCCTTGCTGACGGTTCCGGTGAACACCCGGGCGATTGATTCGCGCAGCGTCATTGCGTCGACCGCACATCACGCCGCATGTACCGACCCTTGGTCGGCAGCGACGCGAAGTTCTGCTGCACCAGCGACGCCGCGATGGCGTACGGCAGCGTGTACTCCTTCCCCGGCAGCAGCATGTCGCCAGCGTACGGCACGGGCGTGCCCATCACCACGCGCATCGTCTTCGGTTGTTGCTCGTCGTCGGTCATCGCCTGCTCCAGAAAAAACTCCCGCGCGCCTCTGGAGAGTACGCGCGGGATGAGGGGTCAAACACCCGCGACAGGACTAGTACAGCACACCCGTGATCTTACCGAAGCCCGCGTTCGGCGCCGCGTACCGACGCTGCCAGTAGATGAACTGCTCGGCGCGGATCGCGACGAGGTTCTGCTGGAACAGCGAGGTCAGCGGCGTCGGCGGCGTGGCCGGTGCCGAGTCCATCTGCAACGATGCTTCGCGCGACGTCACGACATCGACACCGGGGTCTTGCGACCAGAAGATATTGCCACCGCTCAACAGCCCGATGTAGCTGGCCGTTCCCGGCGCGAGGTTGATCGGCACCTGACCCGACACCAGCACCGGGATGCCGAACCAGTTCGACGATCCCGGCGCCACCGACGAACCGGAAATTCCCGGGAACGCCTGCGTGCCCATCGCCGTACGCAACGACGCGAGATAACCGAACGTGCGATGCGACATCACCCAGTACGGCGACACCAGCGGCGCGTTCAGCGCGCTGATCAAACCGAACAACGTGTTCACATCCGCCGTGATCAGATCGATGGTGTTACCCGTCGACGGCACTGCGGTCACGCCATCGAAGATTCCCCCGGGCTTGATCGGCGATGCGGCGCCACCGTTCAGGAACTGGTTGTTGTACTCCAGCGCGATGGCGTCCTTCATGTTCTCGGTCATCACCGCCGCTGCGTCGGGGTTGCTGAAGCGAATCACTTCCTCCGACATCACGGTGATGATCGACAGCTTCGCCCACGGATTCGTGAGCATGTCAAACGCGCCCGCGCCGACCGGCTTCGACAGACCTTCGCCGACCCACTGCGCGGTGACGCCGCCGGTCATGCGCGGAATCTTCACGTTGAACGGAATCTGCTTCTTGCCGGTGATCTGACCGACCACCGTTTCCGGCATCAGCAGTTCGATGAACTCGTTGCCCAGCACTTCCGGCGACGTCAGGATACCGGCCCACGCGGGCACCGTGGTGACGCCAGCAGCGACGGCCGCACGTTCGATGTACGCACCCACCTCGGGCGTGCTGTCGCGCCACCGCTCGGCGATCTGCAACGCGGTACGCAGATCACCCTTCGCGTGCACCATCGCCAGCGCGAAGCGTCCGAACGCGGTGCCCTTCGGCATCGGCGCCTGCCGCATCACGGCCGTGCCCTGCGGTACGACGTTGGTGCGCACGGGGTCGGGGTTGTTCACCGGCTGGAGCGACATGCGCGCCTGCGCGCTCACCATCTTCTCGCACTCGGTGATGTCGGCGTCGAGCG